TTGGAACAATGTGGTCTACTTGCATATCCTTGATGCTTATATCTTTTCCGCAATACGCACAATGTCCATCATACTTGTTATACACTTCCATACGATTACTCATTCTTCACCATCCTCTCTGCGTTCTACTGCATTACTGCAATAATCATCGCCATATACCTTGTGACCGAAATACACACAGAACATGTGCGTTATATCGTCCTCTGCATGGTAGCAATCCTTGCATCTGACTACCTCTACGGATTCGGCTGATGGGAGAAAGCCTATTTTTGTTCTTAATATCGCCCATTGTGGAGAATCTGCATCTATGGCATCATCTATTGCGTCTATCGCATCTTCTCGCTTTATTAGTGTCATTGTTTACTCCTTATCCGCTGGCGAACGCACCGTTCAGCCTCGCCCGCATATCAGCTACCTTCGCCCGCTGCTCCTCCTCAGTTAGCGGGTCCTCTACGATTATCGGTTTGACTGGCTCGATTTTTCGTCGCTTCGGCCAGCCGGCGTTCTTCGCCCATCGCACACAGAGCCCGTAATGGTCCGGTACGTGGTTCTTCGCGTTGTGGATCCAGTCGCTGACCTCGTCGATCAGAGCCCCGGACCGCTCGAATTTGTCCATCAGCTCCTGCCGTTGTTCGTCAGTCAGCTCGACGTTATTGTGCTCCCCGAAAAATGAAAGATCTGAATCTGCTGAGTGAATGGCCGCATCGGCCTCATTATCATTTTCATTTTCATTTTCATTTTCATTATCATTTTCATTATCATTTTCATTATCATTAGGGTTTTTAAAAGAACCATTCGCTTTTTTCGGTTTTTTGTCGTCCTTTTTAGGCCGTCCGCCCTTCTTGCCGTTCACCCTGTTCTTCTTGCAGCGTTCCTCGTATTTCTTGTCGTCGATGTCCTTCTGGAGTGCAATAAAGGCGTACGCAAGTGACAGCATCTGATCGTCACCGAAGTCAGGCTCTTTCCCCATCGTCAGCGTGAACATGAGCTTTCCGAATTGTTCGTCTGTCAAAAAATCCGCACATATCTCGACGTGCTTGTCATATATTACTGTTGACTCCTTCTTAGCCATTATTTGCCCCCTCATAAAGTATTTTTAGTATCATTCGACCCGTTGACCTTTTATCGCAAAACTCGACTCTCAGAGGGTATTTTGAGGCCCAGGAGACCAGCACGCGGTACACCTTCTCCCCCCGGACCATCGTATGAGGAGACGACCAGCGAATCAGATCCGAGATCTCCCGGACCTGAATCCACTCGTCGCGATCTTTGTATCTGTTCTGTTCTACCAGTATCACCAACTCCGATCCGGTTTCCTTGACACGCTCCAGTTCTCTCCGGAACCGTTCGTGCTCAACTGTGCAGTTCTTTGCCAGTTCCGCAATGTTCTGTTTGCGGTCGATAACAAGCTGCGGCCGGCTGTAATCCATGTAATCGCCGAAAAGCAGCTTGCTGACTTCGTACTGGATGTTCTCAGCCTCGAAATGCTGCAGGATCTTGCTGATTGCCTTCGGTTTCTCGCGTGAGTCTACGATAATAAATTTACGGTCTACCATTATCAGCCTCCGCAATTCTGCACCTAATCTCGAGGTTCGCGAGCTGTTTTCTGAGCCTCCGATTGTCCGCGGTGAGCTTCTGATTGTCAGCCAGAAGTTCCTCGTATGCCTCCCGTAGCTCTACGTATTCCTTGTAATTGAAGCAAATCGGTTTCGTCAGCATTTGTATCCCTCCTGGCGCATATACTTCCGGACCGTCGGAGCTGAGACTCCCATCTCGTCGGCTATCTTCGGAACGGACCAGCCGGCTTGCAGCAGTGCGTTCATTTTACCGACGTCGAATGGCTTGCGGCCGCTACTCTTCTGTTCCTTCTTGTTTTTTTCTGCTTTAGCGTTCCCATCAGTCTGCGCCGTTTCGTTCGTCAGAGGCTTATTTTGTGGCTCCTGCGCGGTCGTATCGTCGCACAGTCCTATTGCAACGTCGAGCATATATGCCAGTGCCGCCTTGAGGAGTTCGTCCTTCTTCGATGCCGTCTGGATTTTGTCCAGAATATCAGCTGCTGCATTAATTACGTCCTTCATTAGTTACCTCCTAGAATGGAATATCATCGTCGTCTTCTGGTGTGTCTGGAATGGTTCCGCTGCTTGCCGGAGTGGTTGCAGCTCCACCGGAACTATTCCTGCAGAAGTCGAATCCGTCGGCAATCAGTTCCCAGTATTTGCGCTTGTTGCCGTCCTTTTCGACCGTATCGACTTGCATACGGCCCCAGACGATAATCTCCGAGCCCTTACTGAACCATTTGTCGATTACGTCGGCTATCGGGCCGAACATGGTTACGTCGAACCAGTCGGTCTCGTCTCCGAAGTCTCGGCTGCATCCGACGGAGAATTTGACCAGTTTGCGTGTCTTCCCGTCTCGCTGGAACTCTTTTAGCTCCGGATCTCGTCCGAGGTTGCCGTGAATTGTTATGTGATTTAGCATTTATACTCCTCCATATATAAAGCGGGGCGGAATGAAAAACGTCGCGAATGACCCTTGCAGTAGTTAATGATTAAATATGTTTATAGGAGCTCCGCCCCGCCTTATTACTGAATCGGCTCGTTTCGCGTTTACTTCATCTACGGACGGCGCATTTATAAAATAGTGTGGTGCGTATACGTTTGTTGTTTCTCTGAATTAATTGATTGATACGCCGCCCGCAGTCTGAACCTATTTAAGTGCTGCAGCTATCCCGTCACGAACTGCCGATGTTACGCTGTGCAGCAGATTGTTCCACTGATCCTGCGTTATTGTTATGGTCAGTTCGATTGTCTGCTTCGGCTGCTTTTGCTTGTATTCGGCGGTATCTACTTCGTCCGCGATTTCGTCCGGATCTACGCCGAGAAACCATGCGAGCTTTTCAACGTGCTGCCATTCGACAAGTGTCGACCTTGACTTATTTGTCCTATTAGCCAGCCAGTTTTCGTCCTGGCCTTCAGTCATGTATCTTGATACGCTTTTATATGACTGTCCGAGTCTTTTAATCTGCTCTGAAATAGGCTCATTTAACAGTCTGTATTTTGTTGTCTCCATCAAATTACCTCCTCCATACTATTTACTTGGTAGCTCGTGGCATTTTCATGATCTCCATTGATCCCGATTTTGTAAGTGCGAATACTTCTGTTCCCTTCGATATAACGTCTAATAACACCAATGTTTTGATAAACAGCGAGCATTGCATCGTGATAATGGTACCACTCTCCTCTTACATGAGAATCTTTGCAGATGGTATGGACCAAACGCTCGACGCGCTCTCCAATGGAACAATAATATGAATGCACATATATTTTTATATACATGGGGCAATGTAATACATGCGCGTTTGCCGTTTGCATATGCTCAATGCGATTGCCGATTCCTTTCGTAGTGCGCCCAATTTTTACGAATTCTCCAGCCTTTATGAAATAAACGTACTCGATTGGTGCTGTATATCCCATCACTACACCACCTCAATACGATCCGGCACTTCCTCATACAACTGGTGCAAATCTATTTGTTTTTTCGCCTTTTCTTCAGTAAAGAAGATAAACATATCGATAACATCCCAGTCGTCGCGTTTTATGGTTCCGTTCGCCTTGTATTCTTTTGCAATGCGAGTTACTTCTTCCTCCACGTAGTTAATAGCAATACTTAAAGAGTCACCCATCACTTTGCCTCCTCTATCTCATAAACTTCCGGTTCTGTTATAACCTTCGTCTTCTTGCAGTAATCGCACTCCTCGCATCGGATCGGCTCGACCTGCCCCGTCTTGATGAGGTCGAACCTCTCGATTTTCGCCTCTACCATTCCTAGAGCCGCGTCGAGTATATGCTGCGGAATCTCGATGATCTTGACGTCCGGAATCTTCTCTTTTGTGACCGCTACGAGAAAAAACGGTAACTGCTTACCGGTTACGAGCTCGACGACCTTCTGGTAGACTGCACCTTGCACGTCGTAGCCCCAGTATTCAATCCATGAGCGCCGTCCGTATCCTTTGTCCCAGATACTCTCGAAGTCACGAACGACCTTCAGATCTACGATGCGGCTGCCGTTGTAGACGTCCATTTTGACCTTCCACGGCAGGCCGAACATATCTGCAGTCATAACGACCTGCTTCTCTCCGTCCGTCAGATAGTCCATCATGAGCGGCTGCCTTGTAACCGTGTCGATTATCTCGTCGGCGTGTTTGAATTTCGCCAGCAGTCCTCCGCCTCGTTTGCTGAACATCTGATCCATGTGCCTCTCGACGAACTGGTTCAGCTCCCCGGAGAAGTACGCGTCGACGTAGCTCCCGATCAGAAGCGCATCGGTCTCTTCCCGGACGTATTCGTGCCGGGCTTCAGCGAGACCGAGTGCCTCGCATCGGTTAAAAGTCTTAAATTGTGATACGCTCCAGTATTTGCTCATTGTCTCTGGGGCGAAGTAGTTCTCTTTGTTTACCATGTAATCAGCCCCTTCTCCATCTTGAGAATTATGCAAAGTGCGAGCGCAGCCTCCTCGTAGTATTTGATGAGCTCTGGTGGCATTTCCCTTGTGTTCGTCTGATTTATGGCGCTGTGCCACTCTTCGAAGAACTTCTCGGTCACTGCGAACCTTTCGGCAGCTGCTCTTTTATCTGGGCCGAGCGTCTTGATAAATAACGGATTGTTGTTTTGTACTCCGAGTATTTCCCGGACATTAATGTTGTTGTTCATCTGTACCCTCCTCATTCAGCAAGCGAGCATATTCCTCCGCCTTGCTTTTATCGTCGATGTATCCGCCTCGATATTGACGGTTTCCGCTATGATCTACCTCGTCGATGTCGCGGATCCGGTAGACGGCGTACCACATTTTCCCGCCGACCGGGTTCGCTGTAACTCTCCATTCACTCGGTTTCCTGCACTCCATCGCTTACCTCCGTTTCTTCGCTCCCTGCGATTTGCGCGCACTCGTAACAGAGATGCCGACCGTATTTGGTCAATGCTCTGTTTGCGATAACCTTCGCCTTGTACTTGCCGAAGTCCTTTATAACCTTGCCACAATCGGCGCAAATGTATTCATCCGTCTTCGGTGGATAGTCTCGGATCCTGAGCGCATCGGTCGTTCCGCCGAATGCTGTGACCTTTGTCGTATAGATCGCGACCTTCTTACCTTCCCAGTCCTCGACGTTGTTCGAATGGTAAGCGGCTGCAATCGCCTTGCCGTTGGTTACGTTGCAGACCATCGGCTTATAATCCTCTACGAAGTGCAGCGTCATTTTCATCTCACCGCCGCGTTCGTTCTTCACTTCATCCCTGGCTACATGGTCGATCGTGAGGATCAGATCCTCGCCGGCCGGTACGTCCCAGGAGCCGAGGAATGATTTATCCATGAACTTCCGGAAGTCCCCATGCAGTCTCTTACTCATCGTCCGCCTCCTTCTTTACCAGCACGTACACGCCGTAGCGTTTGCCGTTCTCGCTTCTCCTGTAAACTGTTCGTATATCCTTGCCGTCCTTCCGGAGCTCCTCGATCCGCTTCGGGAGGCTCATGATGTTCAGCTCTGTGACCGCCATTCTGACAGTTAGATCTCCGTGTTCTTGCAGCCAATTCATAACGGCCGCCTTCTGTTTCATCTTGTTCATTCTGCCGCCTCCTTTTCGTCTTCCGGCCATCCGCGGAAGAATGTGCCAAATGCTCCGTTATCGTATACCTCTTTGACCACTTCCTTGAGGATCGCACCGAGGCTGTTGCAGTTGACATTGATTTTGACGGTATATCCGCCCTTGAAGATGATGGTGACGACTTCATTATGGCCATCCTTTGTGTATTCGCAGACAGCAACATCGCTGCGGCAGTCCGCCTTGAGGAGAGCCTCTATCATCTGTGTAAATTCTTTCTTGTTCTCCATCTCGCACCCTCCTACATTCCATACATCAGTGCCAGCCCAACGAAGAGGACCAACCCGCTCAGTCCGTATCTTGCATAGTCCGCAATACTGCCTTCTCTTACTCTGTATCTCTTAGACATATCTGTACCTCCCCGTTATTCAGCATCTGATAAAGTTTGTCGCACGCCCTGGAGCACTTCGACGTTCTGCCGTGTTCCGTTAAAGGACAGCCGCCCCATTTCGCTCTCAAGTCGATAGATCCGTCCGCCTTGATACTCGGACAGAAGTACGGACAATCTCCGCAAGTCAGTCTGACGCCTTGAGCCTCGTATTCTTCTGCGAGACACTCTGGGATGTTCTTGCGCTCCTCGTAACGGATCCGCGCGATCATTCCCTCAAATGTCACCGTCGGGTTCTTATCAGCCAGCTCGACTAATTTAGCATTGAGCAATTCGGTGAGAGTCTGGGCCGAGTCTGCTGCGACGATGGCGTACTGTTGATAGCTCTTGCTAATCATAAAAAAATCACCTCCGATTCATTATCTAGGTGATTCGTTTATATCTTATTTACTTGTTTTTAGGGCTCCCCTTCTCGATTTTTCAAATATGCCCGACTTTATGATTATCGGAATACTTGTCCGTAGGTGCGCCCAGGTTAGAATTGCTCCTAACCTTCCCGTCAGATATTTAATTCGAATCACCTTGTCAATTATATTACTCCTCCACTGGTGGCTTGTCAATCAAATATTTGTTATAATGCTCCCGGAGGTGATCTAAATGTCTAAATGTATCAGATGCGGCAGTTCTTTCCTTACCCGCCGCAAAGTCAAATTAAAAGACGCAGAAATCTGCGGAAAGTGTTTTAAGGAGCTTGGCTTCGGCAAAAGCGACCTACTGATTGCAGCCATTTATCCGTATGAGGCAATAAAAGACGGCAAGACGGCGTATTATGCGAACAAGCGAAAAAAGGCGCTCAGAGACGAAGCTGTGGCCTCTGCCACGATAACTATAACCGGAGCCGGTCGCGAACGTGACCTCGTTTGCACCGAAGAAGAACGCATGGTCTTCGAAGAATTGGAGCTGATCTGCGCCGATCTGGAGCTCCCGGAGCCTCTTCGGCTTGTCCGTGTTTCGGATAACTATGTATCTGCTAAAATTGGCGACTGGGATCTCGCAAGGTTCAAATACACAAATAGAGCCAAGTGGATCGTGCTCCCTATCGTCGAATCTGGAGCCCAGAAGCATCCGATCGAGTCGCCCGGAGATGTTGCATCCTTCGCGGATCAGCTGAAGGCGTCTGTCGAGCATATCAAAAAATACTCATAAAAAAAGAGACCGGATTGCTCCGGCCTCTCAAAAACGCGCCTCAAGGTGGAGGATAAATCTAAGGACCAGACGAATTATTATGTTTCATTCTTTATCATGGCGCGTTTTTTGTTGTGTTTTTACTCCATATCGAACCAGTCCGGCTCAGCTACACCCGATTCTCCGAGCCATTTGTTAAAAATCGACGTCATGTACCAGTTGCCCTTTAGGTCCTTGAAATAGTGCTCCGCGAGTCTCAGAATCTCCGTTTGTTCCGTTGGTCTCAAAAGTATCAGCAAAAGCAGCTGTGTCCTGAGACCGTCGCGTTCCAATACGAGGAGCCGTTTGTTGAAACTCTCAGCGTCATTGTCCTCGGCTCGTTCCTTCTTCCTGTCGTGCCGTTCCATGAGGAACTTGACGAACAAGATCAGGTTGCCGCCTCCTAGTAATCCAAGTACGATATTTTCCGTCATTGTGCTCCCCTCGCTTTATTACTTATAAGTCTTAGCCTTTGCGATTGTCTTAGGACCAACGACTCCATCGTCAACGAGTCCATGATCGCGCTGGAAGTCTTTCGTTGCTTCTTTGGTCAGCGCTCCGAACTTGCCGTCTGGTTTCAGTCCGTAGCCCTCGTACCAATTGAGGAACTTCTGCCAGTTCTCGACTCTCTCGCCTTCACTGCCTTTTTTCAGTGTAGGTTTCGGAATGGCCCCGGAGTATTTGCGGTTCGGATCGTACTGCTTCTCGCTTGTCTTGATGCAGACCCATACCTGGCGAACGTCTCCGCGCATGGATTTCTCATAGCACCACCATCTGTCGTGTTTACGTCCTCCGGAGTCCTTCAGATAGAAATAGTGCTTCCCGTTCTGAATCTTGTAGTCAGTAAATGCGATGTAATGGCCTCCGGTAGTCCAAACTGTTCCGTCCGGTCCTCTGCTGGATCCAAATAAAATAACGCCCCTCTTAATTGGCGCGTTTTTTAATGCCTTGAAAATGTCGGACATATTGTCTTTTGTTCTCCAATGGACCGCATACCCGTAATGCGTCAGCCCCTTAGAGATGCCGGCCCATGTAGTACCGTGCCCTTTGGTTGCGAACTGGACCATGTACTTCCGGACGTCTGCCGGTGTGTAGTTCTGATACTTCGCGAGCTCAATAGCGCAATGTGTCACACTGCAACACCCGCAGCCGTTTGATGCGAATCGGTACGCCTTCGTCGGGTACGGAAGATTGCCCCATCGCGAATCCGCTTGTCTATAAATCTTCGGGTTCATTCTTGAGCACCTCCTCGTCCGTGTAGAACGCCTCACCGTTGACGCCCTTCTGTTCTGCTTTCTTTGCTCTCAGCTCGCCAGTCGCCTCGCAGTTTTCCTCGGAAGTCGGCATATTGTAATACCAGCCTAGAACCGTGAAGAACGCAAGAACAAAGGCAACAATGCACTCCTGCGTGATTTCCTTCGCCATGACCGCCCTTACAAGGTTAATTGCTGTCATGACAAAGACCCCAATAGAGATTGCGAACTCCCTTTTGTTCTGGATCAGATATTTCATTTATTCCTCGCCTCCCTCCACGGATGGTTCTGGCGTCTCCTCTGGAACGGCATCGTGCTTGTAGCACTGGTGCATGAGAGGAGTACCGTCGGATGCGAACATGATCGCCGCGTGTTCGGCTTTGTCCGACACGGCTGCGTCTGACAGAATGGCGTGGTACTTGGACTCGCCCTTCAGTCTCGCCTTGTCTGCGTTTTCGTCAAACGCCCAAAATACGTTGTGTTCCAGCTCGCCGTTAGCGTTTCTTTTAATCTCAACTACATAATACTGATACATTTTTCCCTCCTATACGAGTGCATAAAGTGAATTAATTTGTTCTGTGATGGATGTTTCGGTGCAGTTCGTTCCAGGTACGATTGTTTCGCCCCGTGCTATCGTCGCGGTCGCCTTGAATACTCTGTCCCCAATGCTGAAGACAGCCCCGTTTGGTATTGCGGTGTCAGCGATGTAATCGTCTTCCGTCGTGCCGATTAACTTGCCGATGTATAACTGAACGTCTGCCTTATATGTGACTTCTACTTCCCCCGCATCACTCCATACATTGTTCTGACCTACGAGTGTTTGTATCTGCTGTGGTGTGAGTTGGTAGGTCTGTGGGGTGGCGAGGTAATGGTACAGTTGTACAGGTGTTCCATTTGCCACTTGTTCGTCCAAATATGCCTTCCATTGTGCAGATGTTGTGCTTGGTGTAAGGCAGAACTCTAAATTATAAGCATTTTGACTGTAGTTCCGCATTTGACCTGCTTCTATCTGCGCCCAAATGTCAGATGCTCGGTTAAAGTGTGACGAAAAATAATCCCTTATATGCCCTGACACTTTTATGTCAGCAATAGTGCAACGATGTATATATGCGCCACCTTGTGTGTATGTATTCCATGTCAGGTCACTTGTAAGTGTTGTAATATCATGCGTCACCGTCAGCAACCCACTAACAACATCAAGTGTGCCGCCGTATACTGTTCTGCCAAGTGCGGTTGTGTAATCTTCCGATACTGTTGGGTCATCTGCGTCATCTGCTACTATGACTGTCACCTCTGTGTGTCCGCTTATTGGGCAAATGTTTTCGTATGGTTCGTAACTCGTAGCCGTTGAGCCTAATTCAACTTGCATCGTGTTGACATGAGCCGTATCAGGTCCAACAGACACACGAAAATATGCAGAATTGGCTGGAACTGTTATTGTCCGTTGGGAATTTCCATCGTATGCAGTTCCACTAATAAATGATTTGGAAGAATCATAAAAACATATAGACGGAGTTGATACACCGCTTAACCCACTAATTGTTATTGTTCCCCCGCCTGTAATTGGCGTATACTCTGTTACAAACCAAGTTCCTGAGCCTGGCGTTGTGGGGTTTCCTAAATAATTAAGGTATTTCCCCGTAATATAACCATTGTTTGTATCAGTCCCAACAATGTTTAGTTTATTCTTCCCTGCACCACCAACCCACGGAGCATCGTATCCGTTCAGGTCTTGGATGGGGTCAATGGTAACCTTGAGAGACTGCATCGGAATAACCGCTTGCCCGTCTGGGAACGATGCGATTTCTCCGCTCGCCGTTTCGGTTGGGAGAAGTGCGGAAAGTTCGTCCAGTGTTACCTCTCCGTCCGTAACCTCGAAGGTCGTTGTGTTTCCGTCGGTGAATGTAATCGTGTACGTCTTGACCGCTCCGGACGTGCCGGTCAGTTCAATTGATTCGATTCCGTTGCCGGTATCTCCCTTGTCTCCTTTAGGGCCCTGCGGACCAGTTGGACCAGTCGGACCAGTCGGTCCCTGCGGCCCGATTGGACCGATTGGACCTTGCGGACCGGTCGGACCCGTTTCGCCCTTTTCGCCTCGAATCGGTCCGACGGTGTCCACGGTTCCGTCCGAATAGTGAAACGTCAGCGTGTAATCCGGATTTAACTCAACACTGTCGACGTCTTTGATCTTGTCGACCTCATCCTTTACGATCTCCACGAACTGCTCGAACTGATCCGGCGTGATCTCTGCCGTCTCAGTCCCGCAGATTCGGGCGTTCGCATCAATTACGAGCGCAACGACCGGGTACGTCGTGAGCCGGTCCGTCAGAACTTCCCCGTCCGTTATGCTGCCGACCAGGTTGACTTTGACCTTCCCGGTCCTTTTCAGCACCTCATGTGGCAGAAGACAACGACCGTCACTGTCCAGAACCGTACTGATGCACGAAAAATCAGTATGCCAGACGGCCCGAACTGCAGCAAATCCGGTCCAGTTGTCTCCCAAATCGAAGAACGCCTCGATGAAATTGACCGTATTAGATGCGAAGTTCTTTTCCCCGGTCTTCGTCAGCGTCTGACCGTTAGCACTAAAATATAATTTTGCTGTTTCCATTTGCTCCCCCCTCTATTATCCAAGATCCAAGTAGTTGTTATTGACGTATAACACATTGAGCGCGATCGAATCCGTTATCGCTGACGACGAGCTGTTTCTGACATACCCAATCAGCCTCCGCCCGTATTCTTTCGGGGATAGCATTACAGACAAAATAAGCATTGATTGTGCCGACGGCGACGATGTCATGATTCCGACCGGCGTAAAGCCCTCAATTTCGTCGACCTGAATGTTAAGCGAATATATCCACGTTGTGCCGTTTGCCGCGTACGACCTAGACGGAATGGTAAACACGCGAACAGCTATTACTTTCTCGGCTTTTGGCGCAAGATCGTCGTATTTTATCAACTGGCTGAGTCCTTCGCTTGATACCATTCTCAGATAGTCCGCGGATTCGATACTGTCCGCGACTGGTAGTTCTTTTTCCTTAATATTTGCCATTATATGATTCCTTTCCGATACGTTATTTCGGCGATCATTCCGCCCTTTTCGTGCGTCAGCGTTATCGTTTCGACTGTGCAGTCATACGACGGCGAACTCTCTATTGTGTTGCCGTTCTCGTCCGTGAGTTCGAAATCGTCCTCGTTAGCCAAAACATACTCGCGGCCAACGAGTGTAAACACGTCACGCGGTTGCATCCTAGGGTCACCCTTCCAAGTGAATGACCCGAATTCTCTCGGTCTTTTGGCAATTGACTCTAGACCGTAATCCGGAAGGACCCGTATTTCGTCGTCCGAATACCAGCTTTTCGCCTTTATATGGCCGTTCCAAATATAATCTTCTGGAGCTACAACAATTCCCGTATTTCCGTTGTCGATAATGTACTCCTGCTCGTTGGTTGTAACAAAATACGTCCCTCTACTCGTTGCGGATGTTTCTGTATCTGTTGCCGTAACTCCTCCCGCGCTTACCCAGTCAGCCCAACTTTGAGCAGGCGTATCGCCGTCATGGTTTGGAGTGTTCCATACTGCAGCCAAATCGTAAAACGAGTATTTCCCGATCAGCCAGTCGCTGTCGACGAGATTGGGGTCAAGTAACCATTGGCCGTAATAATAATTAGCTCGCTGATCGTAGTGATTTGTCCACGCATCTGATCCATAAGGTCGAGCCTTTTCTGGCCAGTCTCGTTTCCAGTCTATTTCCCAGATATTTTGAACGCCCGCGTACTCCGGATTGTTTTCTATCCGAATCCCTACGGCACAAGAGTCAACAAATCCAGAATATTCTAGAGCCATTCCTTTTTGCTTGAATATTGTCGCATTTACAAAGTCCATGCCCTGGATGTTTTCTGCATTGACGTGTACGACGTCTCGGACCTTAAAACGGTATTCTGATACTTTCCGCTCCCTTTTTTTGACGATGTTTGCACAATCTTCTTCGTAAATTGTATATTGGGACGTTGGCTTTTCAACTGATATTCTGGGGCGACCCGCATCAACGTACGTCAGCCAAAAAGCATTACCGAATGGCGAGTTTTCGTTGAGGAAGCCTTCCGGGAATTCCTGATGGCACAAATTCATTAGCTTCGCGATCATTTCACGCCGGGTCGAGCTCTCTATTATTGAATTCACCGCGCCACCTTCTGGTCTCTGGCTATAATGCCCGTCAACTATCTGTACGAGTGACGGCGACATCATAGCAAATGGTCTGGTGATCATGTGTCGAAGGTTAATACTGTTATTAACTGGTGATCGAGTTGCTTCACCGTCTAATATATCCCAAAAAACAGAATACAAATAACCAAATCCGCCATAATACGATTGGTTGTATACATTCTCGTTCCATTGCTGGCCCAAATATATCGGAGACAGCGTCCCGTCCAGCTTATTGACTTGATCGACGGCGTGAACGTATAAAATCCCATTTTCCCATCGAATCGGCTCGTCTGTGTAAAAATACCTAGTCTGCGACATATTGCCCGTATACCCAGCAGAATACGAAACTTCCGCTCCTAGATCTGCGTCGGCGACTTTGTTGGACATATCGTCCGCACTGTATATCTGCAATTCGATTTCCGATTCCGGAAGCGTTGGAGCAACGTCGGACAAATCAGCGCGAAGCGAAACAACGCAAGAGACAATGTCCTTCGTTTGGAAGATCAAAGGGTTCTGGCCTGAGCCAAGCCCAATCGTAATTGATATGCGTAACTTTTGGCGGATGTTTTTCGCGTTTTCTTCGTCTATTGTAGCCATTAGTTATGTGCCTCCGTAAACTGCAGCTGCAACGATATATTCTTCCACGACTTAACGCCGAACGGATCCGTATAGAGCGACGCCTGAGACGAGAGGACCATCGGCCGGACCTTCTCGGTTACGGTCGTCCCGGACTCGTTCGAGAACGCCATGTTTACCTCGGTACCGCTCAGATCGAGCAGATACTCGAGCTGATTCTGCGGCAGATTGTCCCAGGAGACCGTCAGATCGCCGTACCTCCAGCCGACGACGTCCGCACATCTTTTGCCGGTACAAGTTTCGTACTCTCCGGCGTATATAAATTCGCGCTGGAGTGTAAAATCGTTCCCACGGAATATCTCGTTGCCGTCTATCGATATTGTGTTGAATGTCCAAATCATAATTGTTTATCCTAAAATCTTTTTGTACTGATCGTAAATTCTAACGGTCTCCTCGCCCATCTTTGCGCCGTTCGGGTACAAGTAAATCGGAATTGTGATTACCTGCTCGCCAGACCCTGCGAGTCGCATTCCCATAGTGACGCCGTTGACGATGTTGTCCGCCATTGTTCCGAGCATAACCTGGAGCTTCTCGATCGGCAGGACCGCCTCCGGACCCGCCTCGCCGACGCCGATAACACTCGGACTGTTGAAGATACCGCCCTGCGCGTACCAGTCGATTCCAAGTCGAGGAATTGAGCCCTTGAGCAAATCGCCTAACTGCCATCCCTTCGGTCTAATCGCGAAGTGCGGGAGCTTGATATGCGGAAGCGATACCTTGAAATGGAAGAAGCTCTTTATTTTATTAATCATTTTGCGGACGAAGTCGACCGCCGTCCGGATCGGTGCCATGATCGCGTTTTTTATACCATTGAACGCCTGGACCGTCTTGTTCTTGATCGTCGTCCAAATATTGACCATGAAATCCCTGAACGCGCCGAGCTTTGCCTTGATAGTGTCCCAATTCTTATATAACAGCACACCAATAGCGATCAGAGCCGCAATAATGCCGATAACGATACCGACTGGCCCCAAAAGCGTAGTAAACGATACACCAAGCGTTGCCATCAGACTCATGATTGCGCTGATACCCGTTGCGATCTTACCCAGGATGATTAGCAGCGGAGCGATCCCTGCGACGAGTGCTCCAATAACACCGACTACCGTCAGTATCCGAGGATCAAGCTCGCTCAGCCATTTGGAAAGTTTTCCGACCAATTCGACGACCTTCTCGAGAGCCGGTGCGAGATATTCTGCAAGCTGAGCCCCTACGATTGCGAGCGACGTCTGGCCGAGGACCTTCATCATATCCAGCTGATCGTTGAACTCGTTCGCCTTGTCGAGCGTCTCCTGGTCTACAAAATCAAGGCCGTATTTCGCCAGCGTGTCAGATACGTTTTTGTATGTTTCGCCCTGGTCCTCAATTAACGGGTTCAGTTCTGCTGCAGATTTTCCCATTAACTGCATCGCCAGAGCGTCTCGTTCCGTCTCGTTCTTCATGCCGCCAAGTGCTGCGATGACGTCCTGGAACACTTCGTCGCTGCTGCGTAATGATCCGTCTGCGTTTTTGATGTTGACCCCGAGTTTCGCAAATGCCTCAGCTTGCGTTTTGGATCCGTTAGCCGCTGCATTGATATTCTTAGTTAAAAACTTATGCGACTTTGCGATGGCTTCGACCGATACGTCCACCAGATCAGCGCTCGCTGCATACTTCTGCAGCTCCTTTGTGTTGATGCCGGTGACCTTCGAGAGTGTGTTCAGATCGTCAGCGGCGACTCCAGACTTGTACGCCAGAGCTCCGATTCCTGCAGCCGTAGCCGCTCCCGCAGCAGATAATGGCATAAGTGCTTGACCCGCTGACTCCATATTGCTACCGAGCTGTTTCATTTGTTCAGATGCTGCCCGGAGGTTGACGTTTCCGACCTTCTTCAGCTGAGCTTCGAAGTTCTTTGCTTTGCTCTCCGTTTCGATGATTTCACGCTGCAGCTCTCGGTATTCCTTCGAGTTCTTATCGACTCCGGTCGCATCCATCTCGTTCTGCGCTCTTTTCAGTAAATCGAGCTTCTCTTTTGTCTCGTTTACCTTCTGAGTCAGCAACTGTTGTTTTTGCCTCCATAGGTCGACGTTCGTCGGATTGAATTTAAGAGCTTTGTCGACCTGGCGCAGTTCTTTATCGATGCTCCTGGTCTCGTTGTTTACTTGCCGGAGCGCCTTGTCGAGCTTCGTTGTGTCGCCCCGGAACTCTATAGTGATCCCTTTGATGTTTCCGGCCATTTCATTTGTCCTTTATCCCAAAAAAGAATTAATGTCGTTTTGTGTTGCCTTGCGCTTGGTCCCGCGTTTTTCCTCTATTTTCGCCCTCTTTTGTGACTCTTCCTGCCTCTCGTTATATGAAATGCACAAGTCTACAAGCTGACCGACTTGCATCCGGCGAATATCTGTCATCGTAAGGCCACGTTCCAATGAAGCAAGGATTATTTCGTCGATTGTAACGGCTGGAGTTTCTTCAGATTCTCTTTTACTGTCTCCAGCCTTTTCAAGTTTTTTGACGACGTGAACCCGGTAATAACAAGCTCGTACACTTCCGGAACGATAACGTCCAGCGGGAATGAATCGAACTGTCTGATCCATCTCTTCGGCTCGGGAATATCTTCGTCCGCGCATTTTGCGAGCGCCCAGGTGACGCCGATAATCACATCGTTAAATTCGACCTGGAACATCGGCACGAGGATCTCCATTGTTCTCCCCTCTACGGCCTCCGCCAGATCTTGGACACTTATGTCCATGTCTGTTTTGTTTTCGAGTACAGATGCCAGACCCTCGGCTGCAGAAGCAATAACCGGGAGCAACGTCGGGAGAATGTCCCGTCCAAACTGGTCCTTGTACTCCATACACCAGGCGGCATTGTTGTTCAGTCTTACGTCAATGTCGCCTATTTTGATTGTCTTTTCCATGATTTATCCTCCATTTATACGCCAAAAAGGCGGAGCATTTGCCCCGCCTCAGTGTCTCTTTGTTCTTACTCTCCTTACGGAGCCAGAGCCGGAGCTGTCGGAGCCGTGAACAGAGTATCATAGCCATCATCGCCCGGCTTGAATGATGCAACTGTTACGCCTGTAGGAATATCTCCGGTACAAGTGACGCCGATCGTCTCCGTTGTCGGTTCCTTGCTCTCCTCAATAGTGTTGTACTCTCTTTTAATTCCTCCGAGTGAGCAGTTATACAGAATTACTCTTCTGCTCTCTGCATCGCCCTCGACCTGGAACGCAATATATACGTTCGGCTTCGTTGCGTTCTTTACGTTCGCAAGTCCGCCGTTAGTCAGCGCAGCATATCCGAGGAACTGAGTCTTGAACGCATCGTCGAACTTGGCAACTTCGAGATCACCCTCGAGAGTGCCGCCAGAGTAACCGCTCCAATATGCGCTGTTATCCGCATAGAAGACATTTTGCTCCTGCTGCTCTTCCGGTGAAAATGATACCGCGCCCTTCTGAGCGTACGGAGTGCCGAGAGTAACGACGTTCTGATCGCTTACGGTATATGTTCCGACGTGCAGCTCGCTGATACCGAATTCAACACGATTTGCCATGTGTTTCCCTCCTAAACTGTGTAATAAATAACAAAGACGCCCTCTTCCTCGATGTAGACGTCCTCGCTCTTTGTGTAGTTGTAACCGTTTGCGAGGAGTGCGTCCTCGATCGCGGTCTCGTTTGTGGTGCTTTTTTCTGTGAAGTAATACTCGACCTGGTACCGGTTATTCCTCCAGTAATGCGTATTATCCGCTTCAAATACGTCCTGCCCTTCTCCGATATAGACGAGATACGGCGGATCGACTAGCTTTTTAAAATGCGAATAAGCGCACGGAAGGCCGGTGCTCTGTAATACCTGGTAAATTGTCATTATTACAACTTCCTCTCTATTTCCTGCTGCAGTTCTGACTCCGCCCATTCTTCGACCGGAGCGATGTGCTTGACCCCGTTCGTTCTTCCGTACGTTCCCTTTGCGTTGCGGACGACGTGACCGTTTTCGAGCAGGTGCGTCAACTGGTAGATCTTATTGTGGACCGTAACCGTAGCAATTCCGTCACGGCCTCGGTCCTTTTTGAGCTTCCAGCCTTTAGCATATTCTCCGGACTTCTTCGGAGACGTGTTTTTCAGCTTCCGAACGGACTCTTTCGACGTCTTTTCGATGGCGTCGTTTGTCGCCTCTTTGACGTCCTTCGAGTAATCGTCGAGAATGTCCTGCATTTGCAGCGCGACGCTCCCTGTTTTAGCCATTATTAACACGCTCCTCACAAATGAGACTTATGCCATCCCTCTGGGCGTTCCAATCCACCCGTATGACGTCATAATCGCGCCCCTCGTATTCGACAACCTTCTGCCCTGAGTAATCCGCCCTGTTCGCAATAAAAAGCGTTACAGACGGTTTCAGGCCGAGCTGGGCCGCATTGTAAAACTCCGAAGAGTAGACGCCCCGAGGCTGTACGAATACGGTGGTCTCCGTGATTGTTGGTGTCTCGTTGCCCTCAGCATCGAACGTCGGCGTTCCGTATGCCTTTAGAGTTGCTACTCCGTCATACATTACTCATCCCTCCAGTCGGTGTAACCTGTCGCTGTGGAAAGCTGAGCCTTCTGTTCGTCGTAGGACCTTTTGAGCCGATCTGCGTCCTCCGGAAGTCCGAAGGACATCTTGCAGTAGGTGATTATCGCCTGTGAGACTATCGCATCCAGTTCTTCCGGAACGATAACCCCGGCGATCCCGAGATCCTGCTGAGCTGCAGAAATCAGGTCACTTAATTCACTATCAAGCGCGTCTGTGCTGATCCTGAGCGCCACTTTTACCTTGTCGAGCATATTTCCTTACCTCACGAAAGAGGCGACCCTTAAAGAGCCGCCTCAATAGTCTCAATTATTGTCGATTTGGTGTCCCGGGAAGAAACGCCCTCGATGCCATTGTCAGCCGCATAATCCATGAGCTGCGCTTTTGTCATTGAGGACAAATCGACGCTATTCCTTCCCGTTTCTATTCCCCCGCTGTTCCCGTAATAACTGCGAACATCTTCGGGCCGACCAGTTCGATTGCCGCGTACAGTCTTCCGACGATCTTGACCATATCCTTTTCGGCCAGGGACAGATCGTCAAACTTGAATGTAACCGCATCGCCTTCCGGCAGATTTGCCTGCACTCCGGACAGATCGCCGACGATTGCACCGGTTACACCGTCCTTCTTGATTACTGTCAGACCCTGGAACGGATCATACGCGAACTGGGCGCTCAGTGCTGCTTTTCTGATGGCTGCGATTGTTGCGCCGGAACCGATGAACACCAGATCTCTAGCACCATCGCCGAGTTCTGCCATTGCGTCGATGATCGTTGAAGCGCTTACAGCTCCGGAGATCTGTGCAACGCCAACGGCTGTCGCTGTGGATGCGGCCGGTGCTCCAGTGATTGCAGCAACTACGAGGTCGGCTGCCTTCTGGATGATCTTGTAGGTGAGCTCATCGTAGATATACATGAGGAAGTCCTCAGCTCCCAGAGCCAGAACCTCGTCAGATACGGTGATCCACTTCTTGATGTTTTTCGGAACCATTGTAACGATTCCAAGCAGCAGTGTCTCTTCTGTCGGTGCTGCAGCTCCTTCAGTGTGTACGACTGCGTCTGTTGCGGATCTCTCGAATCCGACTTTCAGATTTCCGCGGACGTATGTCTTCGCAACTCTGCTGAAGATCTCGTCGTTCTCCCATGCCTGGCGTACTCTGTTCTCAACCATCTCTGGAACCGGAACGACTCCGCCGGTTACGTTCTCGGTCAGCAGTGCTCTACACTCTGCATCCTTGCCAGTCTTGATGTACTTGGCAAATGCCTCGATGTATTCGTGAGTATTTCTGACTTCTTTGTTTGTCATTTTGCCGTCTTCCTTTCTCTGTTCGATTGGTTTTCCAGCTCCTGCCGCTACGGCTTCGGCTGCTTTTCTCTTTTCCTCGGCTTCTTTCTTCAGTTCGGCCTTTCTCTCTTCAATCGCGTCCATTTCCACATTCAGAGCTTCCAGCTTTTCGGCGTCTGCTTCTGCTGTTTCTGCAGCGATCTCTGCGGCTCTCTTCTCAAGTTCATCGAATCCGAGTACCATAATCTCGTCTCTTTTCATGATTATTCCTTTCCGAGTGCTCTCGCCCTCACTTCTGCGCGACGTCTCTCAAGCTGCATTTTTTCGGCTGCGAGTCTCTCCGCTCGCACTTCCTCGATCACTCCGTCGATTCTGCTTCTGGTTGAGACACCGATAGAGGTGCCATCGTTGGCCGGTATTGATACCGCTGATACGTCGTATAGTTTGGCTATTCCGGTTATCGTCCTCAGAATATCCCGGCGACCGTCTTCTCTATCGCTTCTGAGTTCTTCGTCTGTCGCCACGGTAAAACCGAATGACATTTTGTCCGTATAGCCTCCGCGGATCTCGTCATACAACTGGCGTCCCAGTTCTGTACCTCCGAGATCTGCGTCAACAAGTAAACCCTTCTCGTCTGTTCCGACGTCGAGGGTGCCGTTGCTAATTCGTGCAAATACGCGGCCCTGGTGGTCATATTGCATAATCACGTCCGCCATATCTGCATCGTCGAAGGCGTCCGGTGCAACCTGCTCTCTGTACACGATCCAATCGTCTTCGTACAGTGTGTACGGCTCGTTGAACGTGCTCGCGTAACCGGTGACGCGCTTCTCTTCTGTTTCTTCCGGTTCAAGTGCCCGGATTGTCATGGTTCTGTATTCTCTATTCTGTTTCTTCGCCATTGTTTTCTCCTTCCGTCAGTTCGTCGGTGGCTTTATATTCGCCACGGATCGGAGCAACTTGACCAGCTCCATCCGGCAGCGGTGAGTAATTAAACAGCTCACGAATTTCGTCGATGAGTATCGCGCCCCTGTCGCCCAGTTCTTTCGCCATCTGGACCTTCTGCGTAACGCTCATATACTGCAGCCTGTTCGCATTGGCGATCATATATGACCCCTGCGCCCTCTCTCGCTCTGAAAACAGCATTTTCGTTACTGCCTCCGAGAACTGGATCGCGAATGGCTCAATCGCCCCATCAAAAAAGGCCTCCAGCTGTTCGCCTTTAGCCTTGTTCTGCAGCACGTCCTCATTTACTCCGAAGTAATTGAACACGTTCTCCCGAATCTGTCCCATCTGATCCGCATTGACCGAGTATGGTTTGACGTCGATCTGCTTAATGTCTTTATATGTATTCGGGAACAACAGGAACCCACCGGACTCTGATTCGGTCGACAGATTGTCTTTCGTGAATCGTTTTCGTTCTTTTGCCAGGTCTTCCGGTTTTGCGAAGTTCGCCATCTGAGCCATGAATCGGAACGTCGAGGAGTTTTTTATTCCTTCCTCAATGCCCTGATTCTGTATGTGTATCAGCTGCATCGTATCTCGGAGCGCCCAGTTTGATGACCCGAAGAAGTCATCCCGGTACTGGTATTTTGTCAAGATCGCACACTTTCGGAACTCAACAGCCGCATACTGTCCGTTCGCGAACTTATACCTCAGCCAGATCTCGTCGTCATATTCGACCAAGCTGCACATCGACGGCAGAACCGGGAACATCCCTGTGATAATCATCCGCTCATCGAATACCGGGACAATGAACGCCGTATTGTTCACGTCAAGGATTGTCGATACTCTATACAGGAACTGGCTCCAGGTCTGCCACTGATTCGGTCCTTGTGCCAGTTTGCTTTGCAGTGATGGGTTAGCGGTCCCGATTGTCTCAACTTTGAGCTTCGAAATATGTCTAGCCCTGGCATCGATAGCCGCCCGGACAATCTCGCTCTCATAGATTGCCCCGCCCCAATTGGTGAATACCGGCTGATATGCCGTCAGTGTCTGGAAGAACGCCTTCGCCTCTCTCAGCGCGTCCTCTGACTTCTTGGCTTCTGCCGGTCTGAATATTTTATCAAGTAAGCTCATACACTACTCCTCATTTCTGAGCTGGTATCCGATTTCGGAGTACCACTTCTGACGGACTGTCATAGCATCTGCCAGAGCCGCGACTCCGTCAATCCGCGCCCGCTGGTTTATCTTAACGAGACGGCCACGGCCTCGTTCTATGCTCATTTTGATTGCTGCATTTAGCAAATGTGACTTTAATAGGTCATTTGCTCCGATCTGGATCCGGTTGTCCTTGAACATCCCCTCCATCTCCTGAAGCACTGGCCAGAGATTGTCGCCCTGGTAAACATCGTCGGTCTGATAACCGGCAGCATCCAGATCTTTGATGAGATACTGCGAACTATACCGGTCATATCCGATTTTCAACGGATACAGTTCGTAATCACGGACAAGCGAATCGATCCACGCCTTAACGTCGTTATAATCCACGAAGTTCTCCCCGCTCAGCGACAGAAAACCCCGCTGAATGTACGCCTGGTACGGGACTCCATCTTCGGCCGTCCTCGTTTCCAGCTTTTCGGCTGGCATCCAAAAATGCGCGAACACATATAAAACGCCTTTTTTTTCTACCGGAACGACTGCAGCTGTGAGGTCCGTAGTCTGTGACAAGTCGACACCAGCGACGCAATAGCATCCGCGGAAGTCCTCAATCTCAAGCGGTTCCCCGCTGATTTCCTCGATGGTCTGAGCCGGGAGCCATGCAAGCGAGCTGTTCTGTTTGATGTTGCAGTATTTACAGAGGAACTCCGCCTTCTTGGAGAGCGAACCTTCTGCCTTTGCGATTTCTTCGAGCATAAAATCGACCGAGACTGAAACGCCCAGATTCGGCATCGACTTCTTCAGCTCGTTGAGATCGTTCCATTTGCTGACATCATCGATCATATACAGAAACGGCAGCAGCCTTGTCTCTTTGCTGTCCCCCAGAAGGACTCGCGTCGACCGTTTCATCAGCTCGTCGAATATACCGTCGCTGACGTATCCTGCCGTCGTGATGCTGAATATCATCGGTTGTTCTCTGGATCCAAGCGCCGAAGCCATGACCTCGTACTGTTTGAGTCCCTTGTCCCCGGCCCATGCTGCGATCTCGTCACATACGACTAAATGCGGATTGTACCCGTCTGCAGTTTTCGCCGTGAATGGTACCTTCTGAATGGCCGAATTCGTTTCTTCGACATACTTGTCGCCCTTCCTCGGCTTCGTGATTGCACTCAGCTCCGGATCCAGCAGAACCGAACGCCAGAACGCATCGTAAACAATGTCTGCCTGGTCAACCTTTGGAGCACAGCAGTAAACGTCCGCCCCGTATTCCTCATCGTCGTACATCATTGCGCCGATCACGCCGCCAGCAACGGTCGACTTACCGCATTTACGCCCCATAAGCATGAACACTTCCCGGAACTGGCGATTTCCGTCTTTGTCGACGATTCCGAACATAATCGAGATTGCTGCTTTCTGCCAGAGTTCCAGTTTTATCGTCTTCGGAGCCCACTTGCCTTTGACATGGTGCGTATGTTTCTCAATCCAGCGGATTTTTCGGTGCGCCTTCTTTATGTCGTAAAAAAAGAGACCGTCTTCCAGTCCCTTGATGATGTATTCATATAGCAGCAGGATCCATCTGCCTACTATTGCCCGGCCGTCCTTCATTTGTTGGTAGTAACTCAGGATATAGTCCTCCACGTTGCCCCCTTCTTTGCCTATCTTCGGCCATTGTTTTCCATTCTTTACCTAATACGGAGGAAAATGCAAG